ATGAAAACACTTTTATTACTCTTATTGATGGGAACATTGCAAGCACAAAGCCGTAACGACCTAAAGGATGTGATTCTTTCTGGGAAAATTAAGGAGTTTGTTACAGGTATGCCAAAGCACACTGAAATTGATGATTTGCAACACCCATTGGTTAATTACCATATTAACCGTGGATTGCTGAAGCCTGATAGGTCGCTATTCGGTGTACCAATAAAGGAAATTTTCGCCTTTGAACACAATAATGGTAGAACCTCTCTTTATATTATTTTCGAGATAGACGACGCGAAACTGGATGCTGTAACCGGTGGTTTGGGCAAGCCTTTAAATGTTTCAGAGGAAGAATTAAAATCTCGGGACTTTGATATGCTTTTCTGGGATTTACCGAGTGGCTTTAATGTGGATTTACGACGTAACTACTACGCAGACGAAGATACCGGTACGGCAGGAATTGCAAGCACAGTGAAAGTGATAATATCAAATGCCGAACACAGCCTACAAACAAGAGAATTGAAGTAATAAAAGCATTGACCCCGGAATAGATTCGGGACTTTCATAAGTCTAAAATAACCAACATAAACAAAAGGCGGGTAATTACCCGCCTTTTCTATGCTAGACCTATTACCATGTAAACATCCCCATCGCTTTGTACCTGTATAGATTTGAATGCTGATAAGGCCGCGTTATTGAAATTACTGTAATTGCCCCCCTTGTATTTTACTGCTGGTGTCCAGGACATTGCATTACTTGTAGCATTGTCGGCATCTTCCACTAAAACAAATATCCTACCTTTTATCGCCGGGTCTTTAGGATCAGGTAGAGTAAGTATAGGATTGCCCGTTGTTGAGCGATTGATTACTGTGTAGTCATCAGCGGTGAATGTATAACTGCCAACTATAACACGCACTGATAATTTTATCCCTTTGTCAGTAATTGCACCCACCTGGGACAGTGTAGCAAAACAAGTAGCGCTATCGGCTTCTTTGCCTGTCATCCGACCGTCTGCATATAGAATGTTCGTAACAACGCCGGTAGGCACATTAAATTTTAGGGCGCCTTCTCTGACAATATGCGCGTTTTGAGAAAGCAAGTGCAGATAAGCAGTACCGGCAGTTACATTTAGTTTAGCAGTATCACCGTTCAGGGTATTGGATATTTCAATACCAGCATTTATGTTAGAGGCAATATCCAAGCCAGTAGGTGCGCTACCCGTCTTTTGGTCTAAATCTTCAATTTCAATTTTTTTGTTGGTCTTGTTGCCCGCTGCTGTTACTGCCTGTAAACTCATCTCTTTTAAAACCAACTTACTATCAGTGCGACTGAGAGTAAGATATTTTTCTCCGGGTGTTGGATCATTCACGCCGTTGATATATACATCACCATTTAGTTCAATCTGTTTGGCAACGAATGTCATGCCAGCCAAAGCACCGGAAACAGAACGGGAAAAAAACATGGCTGTTTCTGTTTCTTTCAGATAGCCGAAGGCTAACCCTTGTTGGATGCTGGTTAACAAATCTCCTATGCCATTAATTATTATTGGCAAGGTTGCGATGTTGCCAGATAAAAGAACTGCTTGTAGCCCTGGCGTTCCCCCAGCGTTACTCACGAGTCTTTTCCAGTTTGTTAATTGTGTCGGATCGTCTGCCGCCAGTATAAAACTGGCATTTAGATCACTTCTAATTGCCACATCGCCGCGTTGTGCAGGAAGTGCCAGCATATCCGCCTCACTGTCCACGACGAAAGTATCTGTTATCGCGATGGCAGGTAGTTGGCTAATGGCAACCTTACCGTCTATCAAATCCGCCTTTTGGGTTAACAGGTCGCGGACAGGATTACTTAGTGGTTTTTGAAGGTCTGCCGTATTATCCACATTGTCCAGTTGTAGATGAGCCTTGGTAACCTCATGGGGGTTGTTCTTGTTTTTTATATGGTTCTGTACTTCCTGGTTTAGTTGGTTAATACTTTCTGTTGATGGAAGGTTGTTGAGAATGGTAACTACTTCGTTGCTAAGATCAGAGACGGTAATTTTGTCGTCTTTATGGCGAAAGCTATCCAACCAATCCCAGAACTGCGATTGTACAGGTTTAGCGTATGTTACAAACCAATTTTTTAAGGTGTTTAAAGTCTGCTTTGCCATTGCTTTTAATTAAATTTTTCTTTGAATCGGATAAACATAACGACTTTGTAAGGTTGCAGGTTGTTATGTGGTTCCCCTTGTCCCGCCGCTTCTGTGGTATGTCTTTTTTCGCGGGTACCAGGATCGTCGTTGTTTCTACCATGTATAAATCCGTTAGGATTGTTATCCACCCTGTCATCCCCCGCCGTCTCTATAAAGTGTCTGTGTGGTGGCAGCTGAAGTACACTAAGGGTAGTATATTTTTCACCGCCGGTCTTTCCTACCTCGTTAAACTCGTATTGGGACTGATCCAGCACCACCGGCACCCGGCCTTTCCATTCCTGATCGGGTACCGGCTCCCACCCTTCGGGTATCTCACCTGAAGGTCTTCCCCAAAATAACCAACTGCCATATACTTTCTGTCCCTGGACTTCATAGCCCACCAGTGGCATCAACATTTTCTCTATGGCGCTGATTCGTTTACTTACCGCAACCAATGTAAGCTGATTATCGAGTTGTCCGGAAAGTCTCACAAGGCTGGCAAAAGTTACATCGCCGGTATTAGTCAGTCGGAGATACTGCCGGTAATACACTGGCTTCTGTGTATTGTCGTCAAACTGCTCAGGGGTCACCTGTTGGTCCGCGCTTATAAAAGGTGCCTTTAAACCGCCTATAAATGGCAATAAAACACCGTTGTAAATGATCCAGCCATCAGTAATATTACTGCCGGTGTCCTCACACCCCGAGATGATAACGTTGTTACCGATGCTGGTTGTAATAGCGCCTATGACTGTGGCATAGGAAGCCTGCATAAACTGTAGTGTGTCTTGATAGACATACATTCCTCCTGGCTGCGAAAAGTCTATTCTATCCATGTCTTTACTTTTTGTATATCCTAAATGTTTTACCTGCCAGTTTGTAGGCGGTGATAAAGGCGGTCATTTCCGGCAGATCAAATGTTACGTCGATGGGAACCAGGACAATAAAGTCTACCGTAAAGAGTGCTGTTTCTGCTTTCGTGTACAATACGATTTGCTTTGCTTCTGCTTTGGTATAAAACTGTCTGGGCTTGAACTCTGCTTTCAGGAAAAAAGGTACAGGCAGATATGAGACGCCATCTGTAATTTTTATCCTGCGTGCCACGGTATCATATCGGTCATTAATCGCCTTTTCCAGATAGCAAACTTGTGGAGTAATGGCCAGCCTGTAGGCCACTTCTTTACGAAAGTATAAGTACCTGCTATGGGCGGCTGCAATACCTGAAACCCCAGCATACAGGAAAGCAAATAGTTCCTTACCTCGAAGGGCAATAGGCGTGAGCAGGCGCATAAGTTTACGCCAGTCGACCTGATCAGGTTTTTTATTACTTGATAACACTTTGTGGGATGAATTTTATGGTTAAGTCAGTGGCGTTTGCAAATCTGAGATATCCGGCATCTGGAAGGTACATCGTATCAATATTGGTAGCGATTAGCCCACCATAGGTAGCGGTAGCGGCGTTGATTTTGCATATGACGACGCCCGGCAATGCTTCAACCGCGTCGGCGATGTATTGTAGTACAAATATGCCGTTAAAAGGTAGGGATTGTAAGTATTCACGGATGGCTTTTTGTACCGGTTCGCTATCCAAGCCATCCAGGCGGCCACCCTGGGCATTTAAAATAAGCGGATCATAGTACACGGTCCAACTCATTGTAAGGAGGTCAGGGGGCAGACTATCGACTTTTACAATTACCCCGGCATCTTTAACCCGCTTAAAATATTCTCGTACCCCTGTCAGCTGCTCCGGGGACAGTGGAAACAAATCCCTGCTATTACTTGCAGCCAGCTTTATACGCAAACCAATTACTCCACTGTTAGTGGTAGTCTCGATTACTGCGCTGTACTTTACTACTTTGCTTGCTTCTATCTGTTCACCAGTCTTACCGGTATTGTTGTACTTATCGCTGTCAGGCAGTAGATCGAATCCATGCTGATACGCTTTTGCTTTCAGTGCGTACCATCTGGTAGTATGCGGTTTTTGTTCGGCGATCGTGTTATTCACATCAACGACAAGGCCATCCATGATGTTTTCCAGCACCGAGATAGCAAAGGCGATCGCATAAAAAATAATACTCTCCAGGGAGAGTATAGAAAACTGCTCGGAAAATGTTTTGCCATCGGCAAGCCCATATAGTTGTTTAACAGTATCGTTACTGATAAACACACCGGTTAATTGCTCTTTAATTGCTGTTACTGTACGTGCCATGTTTGTTTAAGAAACTTTAAAGTCAATTTGAATGTTCCAAACACCAATCCCTTCCTGATCATCTGCGGTAGTATTACCGGTAGCGGGCGATATTCCGTTTTTAATAAAATGTGCAATCACACGGTTGTTTAGGTTTACTTGGCCGTGTTCAATCTTTTGCCCTATAAAAAGATCGTCTGTAATGCTGTTTTCATTTTGGACAGCGATTTGCATTACCTGCTCCTTGCTGCCAATAGTCTGCAAGGCAATATCAAGCAAACATTGATTATTTTTAACGATACTCTGCATCTATAAATAATTCATTGTTGTTAGCAAATGCAAGTGATCCCACTGTTAGCCCTTCCGCTTGTAACTGTTCTCGTATCTTATGCCGCCACGCTAACAGATCGATGTCTAAAGCGATGTCAGACAATCCAATCCCGGCAAATGGGTTTTCTAGTTCACCAGGATGACAGATCAGCAGTAACCCAATGTTCTGCCGGGTAACATCGCCTACCGTCAGCCCTCTAATAATAATACCTTCACTGTCGCGGATGGGGGATAATTTTAGCGTCAAATCATGTTCGTTAAGTTGGATACCAATTGATTTCATTACTTTAGTTTTCCGTTAAACTTTCCTGTTACTGGGCCGTTTGGTGCCGTCAGTCCCCCGACATACTCTATCTCTGCACTCTTAACATACACATCTACAGCATCACCTAAACGGTCTGCAAATTCGTCGATAGATGTTTCCGATCTGCTTAACATATCGGTTAATAATTTGGCGATCGTATTGCGCAATGCAAGTTTGTCAAGTGGCATACTGGCTATTTTAAAATCCTTTTAAAATCTGTTTGCAGTTTATTTAGTGCAGTAATGCTATCCGGCAATGGTGTACCCGTTGGGCCGGTGCTGGTCGCTAACCGATAGTTTTGTTTCAACAGGTCAAACAGGCTATCTATTAATCCAGTAAGCCCCACGGATTTATTATGTAGGTCAATCTTTCCAGTAGTGTCGTTGATCTCAATATTTATATTTTTACCGGTAAAATTAATCTGCTCCACCTCATCGACACTAATTACCGCCAGATCACGCATATCGCCGCTAAGGGAGGCTACCAATACATAACTGCCTACTACGGGAACTATCAACAGCCTGTTGGCCGCTTCGTTCACAGTGGCTTTCAATCTTACATCAGATACCACAGTGCCCGAAACATCGACCGTGCAGCTTTCTCCCTGTACACTTATTACTGCCGCTGTAAAGATGTTAGTGCCTGTCTGCTGGTTGCTTTTTAGCAGATTAGCCAGTCTGGCGTACTTATCCATTTTGCCGTAGTTTAGTTTCGCTTAGTTTAATCCCAAGCTGTACAGCCCTTACCGCCCCAGCTTCAGAAAAGGTAGTAGTAACAGCGGTCACATAATACCACCCCGTTTTGTACTCATAATCACTGTCGTGAATAGAGGCCGCCCACGCCGGTTCTACATAAGGTAGAAGCCATGTTGTGATACTTCCTTCATAGCCGTCATATACCAGCGTTTTGAGTTCTGCCTCACCACGTTTACGTAGGGTATCGGGATCACTCACGCCGTATATCTTTATACTCCTTTTGTCGCCACCTGTTGTCCCTACGATCACCTTTACATTTTTTCCGTTACGCGTTATGCCTTCTACCTCTACTTCAAAACGCCGGTCTGCTGCCTGTTTAAAGGATAGTTCCGCCTTCTCAATATTGTGAGCGAAATCATAGTATTGTTTACCAAAAAGTTCCTCATAAGGAAGATGAAAATGCAGTACGTTACCTTTCATGTACACATTGGCCTTGGCTTCCTCCTGCAACTTCTTTAACACATCAAAGGCGGTGGCCTTGGAGATTACAAATTTGTCATAGCGTAGCGTATGTGTACAGTTAATTTGTATATCTATTCCCAAACTCGTTTTTATACTATCGGTAAGATATTCCAACACCTGTTTTATATACACATTCTTAAACTCCTTGTCTGCCACCGCCACACGGGTGACGTATATTTCATCTTCCAAGTTCAATTTAATACTGCCGTCGTCTGTAGCAATACTCTGCACATATCCGGAAAACTCCTGCCTGAGCTGATCATCGTACCCTAAGTAGATGCTAACAGGTTGGCCCCTGCGAAAAGTATTTTCTAATTCAGAAAGTACACGGTTATAGGCGGTGCCCGGCAGTACAATTTGTGCGGTATCTGCAAGCAGATCGACAGATTTATGTATTTCAATGCTGGCGACCAATCCCAATTTGAAACTGCCTACTACCACCTTCCAGTTCATTCTATACATAGTTATCCAATTTTATAAGCAGCTGCGGGGCATCATCACTATAAGCAGTTATACTGTAGCCCTGTACATATTCGCCTTTGGTAAAAGGAATATCAAATGTTTCGATGGCCATCTGATTGATACCAAATATTTCTAACAATTCACATTTTACACTAATGGCTTCCCTTGCCTCCATATACATGCGTAACCTGTTTACCTCTTCACGTGGGTAGACCTTTTCATTTTTGTAATTAATGATCACACCCTGAATACTGATGGTGTAATCATCGTGCGACCAACGCTCTTTTACAGTGCCTCGCTTTTCTGATTTTGCCACGCTACGCCTAACTACTACGTTTTTCCCATTCAGACTAATAATAGGTTCACACGGGAAAGTCCAGTAGCTACTATCCGGTTCACTGGCCAACTTTATAGACAGTGGCATAAACATCGGTATGCCGTTAGCGTTGGCGACTATGGCCTGCTGTAACTGCTGGTCAGACATGGCCGCAATCTCTCCGTACTGGTAAGCCTGTCCGTTATTAGGCTGGGCCACCGTGCCCGGTTTGTAAGGAGGTAGCACCGGTAGCCCGGCGCGATTCAGCAATAAATTTTCCAGTATAAAACGATTGGTTTGCATCTTAGTCGCTTGCTTGTGATTGTGCCATGTTCAAAGCCCTGATTACCCCTTGTATAATTTCCTCCTGCATGGCGGATGTGTTAGCCTGGTTGTCGCCCTTGTTGAAGTATACGCTTTCTATCAGCTTACCAATATTTAGGGTAACATTGGTGGTTTTTGTCCCACCGGTAGCGATGGCATCATTTACAGATTTGCCTTTGCCTTTTGCACTTGACCCGGAGACACCGGCACCGCCTGAACTTGCGGACGCTGGTGACATGCCGGGTATTTTAGGCAAGGTAATACCTGTGCCTTTTTCACTGGCTCCGGCATCTTTGCCCGTTTTCCATTTTAGGGACTTGCCGATAGCCCTAACGGCTTCCAGCGATTTGTTACCGTTGTCTATAACATCATTGCGGGCTTTGGCGATGGCTGCTGCCCGCTCGTTCTGCGCACTCGCTATTTTTTCAAGCCCTGCCCTTGCACTGTCTTTATCCCACAGGGCGGACAACCGATACCATGCCTTTTCCAACAATTCAATACCCTGTAAAAAAATCTCCTGGTATCCCAGCCATGCCAGCGTAAGAAATGCCTTTGCACCGGCAAATTGATATTTCATTAATTCCATAAATTTTTGCCATGCCTGCCCCCAGCCTTCCACCTTGTTCACTGCGATGGCGATTGTTGCGATCAGTGCGATAATCCCGGCTACAATCCAGGTGATAGGGTTAGCCCAAAATGCAGCATTCAATATATTTTGTGCTACCGTCCACGCCGCCGTAGTATTAGTCACCACGCCGTCCCAAAACGCTTTTAGTTTTTCTGCGGATGTTAGCGTAGTGATAACACCGGTAAGCGCAGAGAACAGCGGTATAAGGCCACCAATATCACGGGCGGTCTGTCCTGCCACTGTTGCATAGGCCATGTATCCACCTGTTAACTCAAACATGCCGATCTTCATATCATCGATACGGGCCTGCATCCGCTTCATTTTTTCTGCGGGGCTATCCATTACGATAGCTGCCTGTTCGTATGCGGTATTGGTGCCCGTAATCGCTTTGGTATACTGATCGATTACATCAGTACCGCTTAGTAATGCCAGCGCTGCATTACTGTTTTCCTTTCCAAACAGTTTTGTGATCAGCGCCGTATCGCCCATTACCGGTTTAAGTATTTTAAGACGATCCGAAAAGGTGAGGGATTTATCTGCCAGTTTGTTTATGTCTATGCCAACCCCCTCTAGTGCTTCCCTGGTTTGCTTGGGCAAAAACCTCCCTTCAGATAGCACTGCCAGGACGTTACGGATCGCTACACCGCCTTCTGCGCCTTGCTTGCCTGCCTTGTCCAACACCTGTATAGCACTGTTAACTTCGGCAAAAGACACCCCCGCCATCTTTGCCGAAAGTCCGGACTGCTCCAACGCTTGTTTAATCTGTGGCAGTTCGGCGGAACCTTCTTTCGCAGCAGCGGCCATGATATTCATCATATTGGCCATTTCAGCCGCTGCTTTCATAGGATCATCTGTCGATACCTGAAACTGATTCATCGCCGTTGTAAGCGTCTCTGTTGCGGCGACAGCATCGCCTCCCATAGTCTTACTTAAAACATTAACAGAGTTACCCATTTTGTCCAAGGCGGCGGGAGTATTGGCAATATCAGGCCCTAGTTTAGACAGGATTAGTTTATATGCCTCTACACCTTGGGCCGCACCACCGCCGAATTCAATACCAGCCGCACGGGCATTGTCTCCTATCTGTTTTAACTTATCTCCCGTCAGTCCTGTAATAGCCTGCAAATCGGCCATCGAGGTGGTAAATTCCAAACCCGGAGTAGATAAATTAGCTAGACCGTCTGCCACCCGGTCCAGCTGATCCAGTATCGCACTGGTATGTATGGTATTGATCTGATTGCGCAAGCCGTTAAATACATCATGGATAGTTTTGCCGAATTTAAAGGCAGATTTACCCGCAGCATTAATCTGCTGTTCGATCTTTTCTATCGAAGCGAATACTTTGTTATCCTTAAAAAGAAAGTTAAGTATGTAGTTAAAAGTGTTTCCCACTTTATTTCGGTTTAGTAGTCTGTGTCCTGATGTATTTTAATTCCTGTAGGCGCATCGCCCATTCGATGTCGGTGAGGCTGTCGGGGTCCAGGTGCAAGTAGTACCGTATCATGGCGCTACCGATCCTGATAAAATCACCGGGATCGACTTCCGCAGCCTCTACAACTTTACCAGTTCAGCCTCCTCCATCTGGACCATCTTTTCTACATGAGCAGATGCAGACATGAGCAGTTTGTCATTTGTTTTCAACTCTTCATCCCCTGCTATCCAACACTCATTTATGATCGTTTCGGGAAACTTAAAAGGATCTGTTTTCGCGGCTACATAAGCATAGCTAAGTATCTTCCTGGTAGGCATTTTCAGAAAGCCTACTTTACCTGCTACGGTGAGTCGCCAGACTTCCTCATACTCGGCCTTCCATGCGTCAATTTGTGCTTGATCTATATTTGTCATCTTGTAAATTGTTTTGAAAACGGTTAAAAATTGTTTAAAAACTATCTCACCTGACCACTGAGTCTAAGGAATATAAATGGCAGTGATATCTCCATATACTTATCTCCCTGCTTGAATTCCTTTTTGCTTTCGGTAAAGCGCAGGCCAACGATTCTATCAGTTGTCATAGGGTCGCCCTTTACGGGGTTTCCGTAGGATAGGTTAGCGTCCAGTGTCAAAGACATAACCGATCCCTTACCCGCTTTAACAAGGGCTTCATATTCGCTTTGTAATAGTGTTAACTCTCCTTCATAGGAGATGTTGCCGGACTGGATAGAATGCGGGTAGGCTCCTTTGCCGTAGATTAATTCACGCTCTACTTTTTCAGTGTAAGTGATGCCCCGAAAGCCGGTCACGTCACGGGTGCCAAGCATCAGCGTCAGATCAGCCCATTCATACTCCCTGGAATCAAATGTTTTTTCCATGCTACATTATTTTTAAACGTTAGTAGTAGTAAATCCTAACAACACATCCACATACCGGGCATATCCAAATGGTCGTACGCGCAGTTGCACAACGATACGGGAGGTGGACACTACGTTTTGTTGTTCATCGATCACGCATATTACGCCCCGGTCGTTAGGATCAGTTACATCGGCGCTCAGTTCCCCATTAGCTGTCATCGCCGTAGCTATTGCGCGTTCGACGCGGCCCTGCCACGTTTTAACAATTATCGGTTGTAACTGTCCACTATCCGTAACAGGAATTTCTGATAACAGTTCCTCCAACAATGTATCGTATGCAATGCGATAAGCCTTGTCTATTGTACGCCTGCGTGCTAAGTACTTGTAGTCATCGGTCGGGCCTGTAGCGAGTGGGTCATCGGTAAAAAAGTAGCCCGAACGACCGGCATAAGATCGCAGGGTGATATAGCCTTTATTATGGATGCTTTCTATGTCTGCCAGTTCTACAATGGTATCTTTAATAAAGGCAGTAGTAGTAGCGATGGCTCCATCTCTTACCCGGCCAATATTTCTATGTACCGGCACTTTGGCAATACGCCCGGCAAGCAAACCCATAGCTGCGCCACCGGAGTTTTTAACCGTGTCACCGATCAAGATACCTACCGAATTATTAGCGGCTGTTGACAGGTCTTTTAAGGCAATAACACTGCCGCTGTAACCGCGACCTTCAATGATGACAAAGACGGGCGCGTATTTGGTTTCTGCCGACCATTTAGCCAACTCCTGTCCCTTGGCCATCGCGGTGTAAACATCCCCGTCCAACCCATCTACAATAACCGGCGTATAACCCTCTGCCGGTAAGTAAGAGACAATTAATCCGCGCAGATTACCGCGTGCCGCCTCCATCAGTGCCCGGGCATTTGCTTTGGTCACGTCTAACATGTCTGTCATGTTCACCGTGTTGGGCACACCATATATCCACACTTCGGTACCGTCTCCTGCTTCTGCGTAAAACTCCCGTAGCAGCTTATGCAAAGCTGGATTGTTAGCAACCGTTATACCCAGCAGTGACAGGCCATCAAAAGACCGGAGTAAATAAGGGGTGACCAGACTGAATTTATCAGGCACCGCCACCGCCGTACAGACAATACCTAACAGCCCATCAGGGCTGGGCACGGCTGCGCCTATTGCGCCATTTTCATATATTATTTTAATCCTTGGTAACATGTTTGCTTTATTGTCGGTGATCAATCTTCGATATCACTTCTGTTAATCGGCAGCACTTGATTATCCGTTAATGATGCTGCATGCATATTGGCATCGCTCAGATTAAAGAACAATTGCGCATCTGCTGTCGCGTAAATCATATCATTAGCGTGACGAGCAAATAACTCGACAAGCCTTCCGTGTAACAGCTGCATTCGTAACAATGCTTCATAATCGCTTTGCTCTTCAGCAGTTTCGGTGCTTTGCGACTCGCTACCGGAAGGCTGCACAACATTTTCTTTCGTGTCTGTTTGCTGTCCAGTAACAGGTTCGGTAGCGGTCCCAGGCAGTTGCACTACCTGCTCAGTATCTTTTTTTTGCATGTCAGAATAATTTTTTTATTAGGAAATAGGCACCGATCGCAGCTAACAACAGGCGAGAAAGTACGATCTGTGTTTGTTGCCACCACGTTAGTTTATTGGTAACAACAGGCGGCAACGTCTTGGTGACAGTAACATACTTTGTTTTGTAAGTGTCCTTTACAGACACCCGTGTACTATCATTTTTTGATTTTGCCTTTACCGTTAGCTTACCGCCCGACAATTGCAAGTCCGGAGGCAACAGGAGTTTACCGGATTGATAGTCTAAAATTTGCTTAAAGTAAGCGTTGCCCATACTATCACAGGCGATCAGTGCCGCTATCAGCGAACTATCTGCATCACGCACGATCACGGTGTCACGTAAGGTTTCTGTTTTTTCGATGGCAACATCTACACGCGCCGTATCAGCTAACGGCGGCACTATCTTCCGACTGCTTACGCACTGTGTTGTCGTTATCGATATGAACAGCAGTGCTATTCCCATTTGTATCCGCATACGATTTAATTTCGTTTAGCTTGTTATAAAGTTTTGTGTTTTGTGCCTTCAGTTGCGAAACCTCCATTTCCAGCTTGTAAACCGTTTCTTTTAGTGACAGGTTTTCTTTTCGCAGTTCAGCCGTAGCGTTAAGCAGGTCGCTAATAAGAAGTTTCATCCCGTCTGCATTGCGTTGCCAGACCTCAGATACTTTTTCCAGGTTGTCAATCTCAGACCGTTCTACCTCGGTTCTATTTTTTTTATAGGCCAGTACCCAGGCCGTAAAAGCGGCAATGACAGCGGAGATCGTAGAATATATAAATTCATTCATATGGTTGTTAGTTGTAAGAAACCTTTTATCGATGTTAGCTGCCTACTGCGACGGATCACCTTATATCCCTCCCTGCTTCCAGCAGCATTACTGTTGCCCTCAATCGTGTTAATGCACCTGGACGCGACATCAACACTTTCTACAAAGCCAGTATGACCATTGCCTCCGCCAAAGTCCATTATGAAAATGTCACCGGCTTGAACTTGTTGTAGGCCCGCGATCGTGGCGGGTAAAGTTTTTAGTTTTCGGTTTTCATTCCATTGTCGTAACACGCCGCCGGTTTTTACCAGGGGATTAGCAATAGATAAGGATTTGGCGGCTGTGTCTACACAGTAGTACACAAAAGCCATACACCACGCGTAGCCAGGACTTAAACCCACCGACTTTAGGTATATATTTACTTCTGGCCCGCTGTTGGAACCGCGCGGCACCTCTGCTACACCGATCTGTTTTACTGCTAGCGCCAAGGTGGCTATACTTAATTTTCCCATATTGTTTAAATTGAAAGAGCCGGACAATACCGGATTGTATTGTCCGGCCTTACTAGTATCACACGGTTTTTTTTACTTAGGCTTTCGCGGAGTATATGGCAGATATGGTTTTGTTTCTTAACGCCAGGGCTACAAAGCGCATCTGGAAGTTCATCACGTCTCCCTTCTGGTCCGGATCGGAGTATTTGGCAAACATCTCTACTGTTCCCATCGCGCGCATAACTTCATCCTTGTGAAATGCGAAAGAAGCTACGGTATCATTTGCGCCAGCCGCTGCGCCAAATGGTAATTTTAACCCGGTAGTAGCATCGTATTTCGGCGTAGAAGAGAAGGAGTATAATTTAAACGTGCCGATCCTTCCGCTTGAAATCATCTCTTTAAACATTCTGGAATCCTCGCTTTTTAAATCCCTTTGATGCGTTGGTGTCAGCACCAGGATACGGCCATCCTGCGGCGCGTCGACTTCATTTTGCCGCGCCTCCAGGTCAAAAATATCATCGAAACTACAGGTAGCAAATCCATTGCGAGGTTTGCCAGTAGTCTTCAACACCGGGGTGAATTTGGTATCTTTCGCCGGTGCATAGTTCCATGCTGCCAGCTGACCGGCCTTTGTTTGTAAGGCCATCCTATGCCCGTAAATAATAGAAGACATTTTGTCGTAGGAACTTTCCTTCTTTTCTATGTTGCGGTGTACAGTGCTGGTAGTATCCAGGGTGCGCAGTGGCAACTGAATAGGGGCATCTGTTCGGGAACTAGTGGAAATTGGGTAGGAACTATTATCTACCAGTACATCCGGATCAGCGCCTGCATCCGCTAAGTTAATGGTGTTGTATTCCACCAGTGAGTCCAGGTTGCGTGCTTCGTTCATAAAACTGGTATCCGGATAGAATTTTTCTAACAGGATATCTGTCCATATTTCTTTCTGCACCCCCTCAAATAATGCACCATTGGGGAGTTTAACATAACTTAGTATTGTGCCAGCCACGATCGCAACGAAGACGCCGAACACCAGGGGGAAGCCCGCCACCGCACACAGTAGTACAGCAGCTACAATATTGTAGAGAAGATTATTTACTGATAATTGCTTTTTCATCCTATTTTTTTTGTTTCAAAACCTATTTAAACAATGTCTGAGTTCGCTATTAACGTCTTTTGTAACCTGCCTTTAAGGCGGCAAACTGTTGTGGGTCTTTTGCTTCCATCTCCTGCAAACCTTTGGGGTCTTCTTTAAGCCATTTCATATACCCCCAATCATCACGGCCGCTTGGTCCACTGGCGTTTTTCACCTCAGTGGCGGCGAGGCTTTTTTTAGTGGGATACAGCGCAATCAGTGCGACTGCTTCATCATAATCATCGACCGCCAATTTGATAAGTGCCTCCTTTTTGTCTGCTGTTAACTGTCCGCTGCCAATGGCTGGGTTAACTAAATCCTCCGCACGCTTTTTCAGAATCTGGTTTAACCGCGTTTCTGATTTGGTCAGCTTTGCGGACAACTCCATCACAGCAGCAGATATGTCTTTGCCGGTTGCAGTCCTTTCCAGGCTTAACACCACTAAGGCGTCAGCACTTAGCACTATTGTTGTTGTTTCCATTTCTATTTGGTGTTTATTTTTTATTAAAGAATTTATGTTTAGCTGTATGTTATCCTGTCCCATAATCTGCTTACCGTCCAACGTATATAACCGTAAAGTCCCGGAATTAGACGGATTGCCGGTGATACTGGTTTCCAACCACTCCCATTCGGTGATGTGTAGTACCATATCACCGCTCGGAGTTTGTCGGTATTCGCCCCCTTTGATGATTACACCCATGCTACAGCCCTTTAGATATCCGCGATCTACCTTACCCTTTACCTTTGCACCGGTGGGGTCTGCCTCGTCAAACTCTTCGTCTGCTATAATCTGCGAACCGACATATTTTAAGCCCCCCCACCTGCCTATTACTTCATCAATATCGTGGTTGTAGAACATCACCGGATTGGTTTTAAACCGGCTAAAATCACCCCCTGCATTTACCAGTATGAACCCATAACTATTCACAACATTTTCATCATTGAATACGAATGCCATATCAGTTTTTTTGTAGTGCAAACATCAGCACTAAAAACATATCAAACAAGCCGCTGTATTAGGTTACAGGAGTTATGTAAAACTGTTTAATGTTTACCTAATAGATAAGTATAGTTAGTTTTTAATCTCTGGTAACAATTACATTTTTGCATCAGCAAAAACATAGTTAGAAAATGACCAAGAAGCCTAAACACAAATTGTATGATACGGCAGAATACATGTTCATAGAAGAGATGGACAGCTGTAAAGCCATTTCTGAAACAATTGACATTCCCGAAAGAACATTATCGGTATGGCGTGGTAAAATGGAGTGGGACAAACGGCGAGAAGAAAACTTAGCCGCTCCGCACAAGATACGATCTATACTACTGAAGGAACTATCCAGCATTGCGGCAGGCAACAAGCCCAAAGTGGATACAAACGCATTGTCGCAGGTGTCCAAGGTAATTACCACAATGGACGGAACCGTCATGCTAAATGTGGTGATAAGCGTATTTAAAGAGTTCGACAACTGGATGCGCATGCAGGATCATCAAACCGCCATATCGTTCCTCGAATGGCATAAAAAATTCATCCTACACCGGGCAAAAATTGAATCAAATAAATAGTTAGCATGGAAACACTAGACATAAATGTTAAACTGATAAAGCATCTTAAAAACTATGAAGAGCATTGCATTAGGATTGAGAAATCAGCAGCCATAGACATAGACGAAACCCCTGAGCAAAAGCAGGCACGCATTGAAGACTTAGAGAGCGACTATATAAAGTGGTTTGAATACTATTTAAAAGTTTATGCAAAGAACAAATGCGCTTGGTTTCATAAGGAGTTTGCAAACGCCATTATTGACAATACGGAGATATTTCAAATGTTAGAGATATACCGGTCTGGTGCTAAATCTGTCCATGCCGTTGTTGGCGTACCGCTGTTTCTGCATTTAACTGGCAGGCTAAAAATGATGCTGCTGATTGGTGAAACACAAAGCAAAGCAAACCGTTTGCTATCCGGACTACAGGCGCAGCTTGCCCGCAATCCGCGAATCATTAATGACTATGGCCACCAAATAAAAAGCGGAGATTGGGCAGAGGGCGATTTTATGACCGCTTTTGGTGGTCGATTCATTGCAGTTGGTTACGGGCAGAACGTGCGCGGATTAAGTGAAGGAGCCGACAGGCCGGACTACATTGCAATTGATGATATTGACAACAAACGTCATGTCAACAACAATGAGTTGATGAAGGCCGGTGTAGAATGGATCATGGAGGACGTATGGGGTTGCTTTGATGAAGCAGAGAACAGCGTTAAACGTTTTGTTTATTGTAACAATAACTTTCATAAAAATTCGATTACTAACCGGCTGGAACAACAGTTTAAGACGCTTATACAACGATCTGCTGACGACGGCGTAGAGCCGGTACATAAGATATTAAAAGTAAAGGCGGTTAAAGACCTTATCACCTTTGAACCTGAATGGCCGGAAAAAACATCTTCGCAGTACTGGCGTAATAAATACCGCAATACTCCCTCCCGTTCCTTTCAGCGGGAATACATGCACATACACATACAGGACGGAACTGTATTCGCTATGGAAGATATGCAATGGAAACCTATTCTAAGATACAATGAATATGATGCTATTGAATTTTATGGTGACCTGTCGTATAAAAAGGCGGCTTGTTTCAAATCCATAGTAGCATTAGGATTGACAGGAAAGGAAATACATGTGCTGCACGTTTTCTTACGGCAATCCAAAAGGACGGTTATCGCTGAATGGTTGTATGATCTCTATGAACGTTACGAACTGCACAGATTCCCATTTATCCGCTACCGACTGGAAGGTTTTTTTTCAATGGATGATTTTATTGAGGACTTTGATAATGTTGGCAAGCAACGAAAGTATATCATACCCATCACCGCAGATAAAAGCCCTAAGGGTGATAAGTACGAACGTATAGAGGCCGATCAACCATATTTTGAAAGGCGCGACGTGTGGTTAAACGAAGCAGAACGTTACAACCCCGATCAGATTGAATTAGTTGAACAATTCCTTTCATTTGAAAAGGGCAACGAGGCCCCAATAGATGGCCCCGATGCATTTAACGGAGCATTATCAAAACTGCATAAAAGGGGCAGAAATAAGAAAGGCCAATATAGGGTTGGCCGTATTAATTCACGCAAATACTAATCCTTATGTTTCTTAATGTAGATGAACTTTCGACCGCCATATATGAGTATCAGTTAAACGCCATTACCGAATCAAAACCGGATATCTCACAACTAGGCATCAATGCGGCAATCGAAGAGATGAAATCTTATTTAAATCCAAGTAATCAGAAACGGTTTGATGACGGAAGGCCACGTTATGATGTAAAGGCGATTTTTTCTGCCACCGGCGCAGACCGCAACGCACTGATCCTGGAACTTTGCAAATCTATGGCGGTCTGGTACATATGCCGTATTGCCAATGTGGATATCATAAATGATGATATTAAGGCACGTTATGACCGCGCAATAGACTGGCTGGAAAAAGTATCCAGTACTGGCAAATACGCCGGAAAGCCCAGCATAACCCCTGATCTGCCTTTAGTAAAAGTCGATCCTAACAATCCCGAAAGCATTAAGAAAACTTTCAGGGCTGGCAGTCGTCCAAAATTTAATCACGAGTAAAGTCATCAAAAATATGAAAAGCAAAACTGTAAACAATAAGCAATTGGCGGCGACTGCTGGGGCAAAAAAACTCAAACAACGCGATCCGCAATATGCACCTACTTTGGTAAAAAAGTCGATATCCATTACCCGCCAAGATATTGCTACCTGGAAGGCTGCCGAACAGGCAGCCTATAACGTGCAGATGCCCAAGCGTACACGGTTGCACCGCCTTTTTAAAGACATCCTGAAAGATGCGCATCTGACCTCTCAGATATCAAACCGAAGATTACAAACAGTAGGCGCACCGTTTGTAATAAAAGACAGCAACGGAAAAATTGATTTGGATACCACCTTACAGGTAATGAAATCCAAATGGCAACAGGATATTGCTGGGCACATGTGGGACACTATTGCCTGTGGTAATTCACTCCTTGAATTTTCAATAGACAAAAACGGCAAGCTAAAAGTAGATTTGCTTAACCGGGAGAATGTGGTGCCTGATCAGGGCAGGTGGTATCCGGACAGCGACAACTCGAACTACATAGAGTATCGCGAAATGAAAGAATATGGCAATTGGCTGGTAGAACTAGGAAGCCCCGACGACTTAGGACTACTCAATAAGGCAGTACCACATGTGCTGATGAAACGTTTTTCAATCTCCTGTTGGTCGGAGCTCTGTGAAATTTATGGTATCCCACCCCGGGTGATGAAAACCAACACGCAAGACCCCGCCATGTTACAGCGTGCGGAACAAATGATGCAGGATATGGGCGCCGCTGCGTGGTTCATAATTGACGAAGAAGAAGAATTCGAATTTGCACAAGGAGTAACGACTACGGGGGATGTATACAACAACCTGATCCGGGTTTGTAACAATGAAATGTCCCTGTTGTTCTCTGGCGCTGTGATTGGTCAGGATACAAAACATGGCAATGAAAGCAAGGAGAACAGCAGCATAAAGATACTAGACAAACTGGTAGCTGCCGATAAAAGGATGTGCGAAACGCTATGGAATGAAACCGTTCTTCCTTCGCTTTTCCTTATTGGAGTACTACCCGAAGGGTTGCAACTCGAATACGTAGCCGAAGAGGATATAGAGAAACTCTGGAAAATGATAATTGATTTGCTGCCACACATGGATATCGATCCAGAGTGGATAAAGAATAAATTTGGCATTGAGGTAACCGGCAAGCGCGCACCAGCAAAAAAAAATGACCTGCATTTTTTTCAGTAAGCCCCGCAAACTTCACGGGGCTACATAAAAAACTGATGACCGTATACGACAAAGGTTGCAGCTGTAGCCGATGCGCACAATTAGATACAGGAGCAAAAAAGGCGGTAACGAAATTTAACGGCAAGACCTGGGAAGCAGCTGTTAAACTGGTGCTGGATAAAGGACACATGCGTCCTGAAATGCTAAAATCTAAACAAGTTAAGGCACTCATAAAAGAAACAGCGCGACTGTTAAGTGATGCAGTTGATTTCGGTATTTCAGACAATACTCCGCCTACCAGGATGATCGAAAGCCTAAAAAACGATGTCTTTGTATTTAGCGGATTTAAAACCTATGTATCGCTAAAGGAAGCCAGCAGCTTAATACTAGATGAACAGAACAAAGTCAAAACTTTTGAGCGCTTTAGAACTGATGTAGAGAAGATAAACAGCAGATACAATAAAGACTACTTGGAAAGCGAATACATTTTTGCAACCTCTTCTGCCCAGGAGGCGGCAAATTGGGCTGAATATGAAAAGGACGGTGACCGATATAATTTACAATATCGTACAGCTGGTGATAGTCTGGTGCGTCCCGCACATGCAATACTAAACCTTATCACCCTGGATATAAACGATTCGTTTTGGGATTACTATTACACGCCGCTCGGTTGGCGCTGCCGGTGCCGTGTAGTACAGGTACGCAAAGGCAAGTATGAAGTTAGCGACAGTAACAAATCATCGCAGCTAGGAGAGCAGGCTACCACTGCTTTAGATAAAAACGGCAATAACACCGCCGAAATGTTCCGGTTCAATCCGGGTAAGCAACAGGTGATATTCCCACCCAATCATCCCTACCGTGCCGAAGGTAAGGAAGCAACGAGCGTTATAGATCAAATTTCAAATGTTGAAAAGTGAATAGACAAATCTTTAAAGACATTTTAAACGACTTAAAAGTAGAACTAGCCGACGAGTTTGATAAAAACTTCGAACGAAAGGCGTTCTTTAATGAGCCTTGGCCGGGTGCCAGACATGAGACAAAAGGATCGCTGATGGTCAGAACCGGTGCTTTACGCCGCTCCATCCAGGCCCGGATCAGTGGAGATAGTATAGGCTTCCAGTCGTCTTTGCCTTACGCTTCCATTCACAATGAAGGGGGCGTAATTAAGATCACCACCCGGATGAAACGTTTTTTCTGGGCGATGTACTACAAAGCCGAGGGTGCTGTTAGCTACCGGGTTAGCGACCGCAAGCGCACTAACAGCCAGCGCAACCGCAAACTGACTGCTGAAGGGGAGTTTTGGAAAGCCCTAGCGCTGATGAAGGTAGGCGAAAAGATAAAAGTACCGCAGCGCCGGTTTATTGGCCAGCACCCACACGTAGACAGAGCGGTGGGGCATGTGCTTGATATCCACGCAAAAGAACTGGACATACGTGTCCAGGACATACTAAAAAAACTAAACCAAAAATTCAAGTAAGATGAAAGAATTACTAAAAGGCATTCAAAACCGCATTTTAAGCGAAATCCCGGCATTTAAATATGTAGATGAGGATTGGGGCCAGATCGACTATTACAGCACAAATCCGCCCGTTAATTTCCCTTTTGTGCTAATCGATATCACAGAGGTACAATGGTCGGGTGAAGGTAATGGCGCGCAGCTGGGAATCGCAACCGTCTTACTGCGTATTGGCAACATGAAATTAGGCAATACCAGCGGAGGTGCCCCGGCAAATCAAAAGGAAAAGGCTTTTGAAATATTTGATCACACTGAAAGTATTCACAAAAACCTGCATGGTTGGTCAGCGGGGGATCAGCTGGGGCCTTTAACCAGGTTAACCACCCGAAGGGTCCGCCGAGATGACAGCATCCAGGAATACCAAATTACATTCTCTGTGCAAATAAAGGACACCACCGGGCATAAAAAAGCCCAGTCCGTAAGACTGGGCACTGTCGCCATTACGCCATTATAAGCGGCAATTGTATGTTGGGAGGCTTGTTCTTTTCACGGTTGGGACTCATATATCTGTAAAACGTCGGCATCGTTATAAAAAACCGGGGGTAGATGAAATTATCAAACACATATTTTGTACTCACGCCATCCCGCTTGTGCTCGTAAAAAAGTTTGCGCACCTCCGCTATTATACGCTGTTTGTTTTTGTCTGTGTATGCCATAGTGTAATTTTTTCCGTGTGATATGGCAAAATTAATAAATCTATCAACTGATATGCAGAAAAGATTTGCGCATTCAAAGTGGAAAACAGCGGCGGCTCACCCCTTCTTTGTAGCATTAAGTCTTACCCGTCGCATGTCGCGTCCCGCTAACATATCCTGGATGCAGTATGGGTAATTTCACATACTGGTTCCATGTCTCGCATAAAAGATTCAAAACATTTAATTCATCTTCTGTCATAAACTTATTATTGTGTTTGTAAAAATGCAGTTTACTAAGCCTTCGCACTAACTGCTCTGATTGAATTAATTAGACAGGTGAGATTTTTGCAGGTCCTCAACTGCCTCTTTCAAATCTGTTTGTAGTTTGTTGATCTTATACATTTTTTCGCATTGCGTAAGCGCGTAGTCAATTTTTGTTTCATCCATATTATCAACCACCTCCACTATTTCCAATTCTGTCCAACGCCCGTATAGGCGTTTAAACAAATCTTGCTGTTCTTTACTGCAACCCTGCAACGCTTCTTTAATGAGTTTGCGCCCATGCGCGGCTAATGTCTTGTTCATGTTTTTTGGTTTAATATCTAAAATCTGTCCAGTGAATAATGTATCCTGAAAATTCATCCGTGTCTTTAAAAAACCAAGCTATGAATTCATCATATGTTAATCCATCATTGACGATTAACTGATCAATTTCATTTCTATACAAATACCTTTCGTCTACTGATATTTCGATGCACCCCCGTAAGTAGGTCATAAATATTGATTGTAACCCTGAACAGGAGCCAAGATGAAAGCATTTGTATTTTTTAGTCCGCATTCCTGTACAGAAGTGTATACGCTTTTCCGGCATCCACCTATTTTCACTTTTAACGCCTCTTATCGTATGGATTTTTTTTCCTGTCAGTATCGGCTCTACAAACTGGCTCTTAAATGAAAGATTCATAAATGCGTTTTAAATGGCTTTAAAAAATTGTAGGTACACCTTCTGAAAAATGGATACCAATTTTGGCAATTCATTATAGTTGAATTGATTCAGCTTTTTCCCTAATCCCATTTGCTGAAGGCACCACCCGTCAATACGCCGCATATCCGCCTTTCCTCCCGGTAGTTCCCATCCCATTTCATGCGCCATACTTATAATCTTACGGCGCATTACTTCAGCTTTCTTTTCTTCAGGATCGCGGCTTTTAAGGTGCCGTATCAATAACCTTGCTTCTTCCATGTATAGCATGGTGCAACTGCTGTCACGGCCTTTACAGAATCCTAACACGATAACCGCTCGCTCTTCGCTGCCTATGTTCAGCTTTTTAAACATTACATTTATGCACCTTAATTGTGCGGATGAAATTGTGGACTGTCTCATTTTGTGGAGATTGAAAATTGTATGGCGTATCCGTAAGTAAGTTGTATTTCCTGCAACCAACCCTTTTGTCTTTTGCTAAGTGATTCGTAATCGGAGAGGGTAATATTTATAGTCCTAAATTGAACAGATAACGCGCAGAACCTTTTTAACTGTCTATGTAGGTGGTATTTTCGTGCGGCACGCCGTTGTACAATGCCTTTCATAGTCTTACTACCTTTGGCTTTGTACTTTATCCCATGTCGTTTCAAAGTGCTTTTCTCTTAAATACCTATCGAAAATCATCTGTCCATGTCCTGACCGACGCAAGTACTTGTGATACTCTTTGAAACTTAATATACACTGCATCCTGTCAGGGTCAGACATCTTCGCCCAAAGCGGTTTGGCCTTATAACTATTGCGGGGGAATCCATACAGTTTGTACGCAGTTTCATACGTCAGGTCTGGTGGCACCTCCCGGAGATCACCGGTAATTCTTTTCGTGAATTCAGCAAGCATTGAGGATAGTACAGGAAGGTGGGTAACGATCCAATTGTGTTGCTCCTGGTTCATCTCCGATTCATTGCTGTACAATGTAAGCATGCCAACCTCGTTATACTTTAATTCTACTTGCCCGCTAAATCTTGGTGATGTTAAAATGTAATGCGTCATATGAAGTGTTTAAATGGTTTTTAAAAGGTTCCCAGCAGCATAGAAATATCGCCGGTTTTTAACCATCCCAATGAGTAGCTTTTTTAAACTGTGGCTACCTCTTCTTTCTTAATGTCTATGTAAAATTCTTCCTTGCTGCTAATTGTTATAAAACACTCTTTAAGACTGGCCAGTATTTCAGCATCCTTTGTCGCCAGTATAGCCGTCTTGTCTACCTCTTCTTTTGTACGTAAGAATTGTGATAAGGAATTGTTTTTCTTTAGCAACTCTACAACTGCTTCCCAGGTGAATTTTTTGGATTTGCCGACAGACGGTGGCGCAGTACGAAATCGGAGGAAAGTATGTAGCATCTCTAGCGATTTACGTTTGCCCCAGCTGGCACGCTGTTCTTTGGCATACTGCTCCAAAACCGCTGCACTGTCTGTACATTTCTCACTCAGTACTATAATGGCTTCTGCGTAATCGTCTTTGACTTTATTAATTTTCCCATTCATTTTGACTTCCAACTCTTCCAATTCATTTTTGCATGCTGCATACTCCGCACTAGCTGCCTGTGCTTGTTCGTGCGTAATGTCCTGTAACTTTTTTTTCTTTGCCTTCTTTACCATGTTTCGTTTTTTTATAGGTAATTTGAAATGATAGACTGGTGTATCTCAGATATGATCTGAGAGCATAAGCGAAATTCCCAAATGCATTTGTCTGCCTCGAATCGTATGGATTTAAACAGTTGATAGACAGTAATAGCCTCATATCCATTTAGAGAAACGTTTACCTTTCTGTTATCTACGCGGTGAGGCGGTTTTAACCTGTCAGATAGTTTTACCAGTATGAAAGCCGATTTAAGAGACTCAAGGTTGTTCGTAGTGGGATTACGGCTGATCTTATCTATAACATCATAAAAGAAACTATAGTCACTTTTGGATAATTTCAGCTTCATGTCTAATGGTTTTTATTACATTTTCAGCTTTTGCTACTGCTGCGCACATTCTTTTATCATTTATGGAAAGTAGCTTGTTAACCACTTTGCAGGAACTGTACACAAATGTCCTTTCTCTGTTAAATAGGTGTGATATGGTGTGGTCAGGTACTTCGTTGAAATACTTGGCACATATATAACCTATAACATGTCTGGCTTCTGCTAATGCTGCGCTTCGTGACGCGGATTTGAGATGCTCCATCTTAAAGCCTAAGACAAAGGCGATGTTTTCTGCGGTCTTTAATAATTGGCCTTTCTGTACAATATCAACGGCAATTACTTTTTTCTTTCCGCCTGTTTTGTTATAAATCTCCCTTTCAGCAAAACGTAAAATCCTGTTTATTATGGCTTTGTTAGATGCCTGTTTCATAGCTTTATCATTTATCGTCAATAAGAAATTGTACCATTGCCGCATAGGAGTCATTTAGTACAATGCTGTTGGGGAATATTTCATTTGCCAACCTATGCGCATCATGATAGTGACTGTAATAGCATTGCTCATAGCACAAATTCCCGGCATCATCTATTACGTAATTGCTAAACTCCGCCCGATGTACTAGCTGCTCATCGCGTAACAACCACTGATTATTCCACCACTTCCAGTACTGTGGACTAGTCCCTATGTATTGCCTGATTGTTGCATCTTTTATGATGAGAGAGAGATAAAGTAAGCCTGTTTCAAACTGCATCGAAAAGTATTCGACTTCATCTATAGACAGCAGTGATAGTATTCTTTCGCGGGTGGCGATGGCGGCTAATTTTCTTCGGAGGGTTTGGGAAAGTTTCATACAATACGTTTATTGGTCATCAATTTCAGAAATCATGTATCGTGTCCGGCATCTCTTGCCGCCGTTGTTTAAGTCCAAATAGTCTAGTTGCAGACCAACCGCTATGGTGTCGATGGCTACATAGTTACCAATGTAGCAGTTCGCTAAGGATGGACTGCATGCAGAGTTGACGTTTTGTATCTTTCCGCTGTCAGTATCGATGTCCATCCATTCCAGGTCTTGTCCTTCGTCAATGAAAAAAACTCTCTTTTTCATGGTTGTGTTTATTTGGTTATTGATTTTCGCCCCAATACTTTGCGGCACCTTCCGGCCATATGTCATAGTATCCCTTAGGTCCGATGCTGCGCCCCCTAGTGAAGGCTCTATAACCTTCTACCCATATCTTTAAGCTGGCATCAAACAAAATATCTTTAGCAAGGCTGCCGCGTGGATCTTTCCCGTCTGCATGGCTGACAAATATTATCAGCTTCTTTCCTTCGTATTTATCCTTAATAGCGAAGTATTTTGCTTTAGTCAGCTTGGCATATTGCGCGCTATCTACTACAACTATGCCTGCGCTTTTACGCTTGTCCATGCGAACGGTTAAATGTTCCATAGGCTCCTGAACAAGTCCTATTTTGCCCGTAACTTCTTTCATATTCACACGATCCCATGCCCTCTGATTAGCTTTGCTACGCCCCTCTTCCAGCGCGTTATATACTAATTTGTCAAATCTGGTCAGGTACTTAACAAATTGTGCAATAAAGCTAGTTTTACCACTTCCTGAATCGCCCCAGATAAACCATATCCCCGTAGATTCTGGTTCTCCGAAGGCATCATAAAATGTTCCATCAAAAGCGAGAGTGGGTATAGACATTTGTGCTAATTCTGCGGGGGAGGTAGCGCGTTGCAGTTTTATGATCTGTTCATTCATCTTTCAATCATTAGTTATGGTGGTAACGTTCTGGCTATCGCCGTAAGAAGCCATGAACCCGCTGTATTAATTCTACTGTTATAGCATCACCGGTGCGGGCTGACTCTCGCAAAACAGGCATTAGGATATCATGCAGTTCCCCGTAGTTATCGCAGAGGTCTATCAATAAGGTTTTAACATCCTTTGCATAGCCGTCTAAAAATGCTTTGTACTGACGATCTATACGCGCAAGGTTAACGATCGAAAACTTTATGCGGCGGTACAGTTGCGGCATACCAGGCTTATTTTTCCTAACAAGTTTTTCTATCTGTACCCGCAGCTGATCAGTAGCAAGTAAGATGATAGAGCAGTATGTAATCAGTTCGTCGAGTAATTCTTTAACCATGCTAAGTGTGCTTTGCTTCATGTACTCGCACTCGTCGAGAATAAGGCATGGCTTACGACCCTGTAGTTTTAATTCACGCATATAGCCTGTTATAGCCTGTATTTTCTTGCTCTTAGTCCTGGCGGGGGTAACATTCAGTTTCTCCAATATCTTGTCTAAAATGTCCCCTAAATTGTCACTTGCACCTATTTTTATCTTAAACAAGTCACTCGGGTGGTTCTTGGCAAACAGGTCCGATATAAACGTCTTGCCGCTCCCCGTTTCCCCAATCAGTAACTTTATTGTTCCCAGGTTCTTAGCCTCTTCCAGATGCGCCAATATTTGTTTAAGCTGATCAGTGGTGCGAGGTTGCCAATAGGTGTTTTCAATATCAAAACCGATAAATTCTGCGATCTTTACAAACCACTTATTTGCAATTGTGGCTACTTTCCCTTTACCGCTGCTGGCTTCAAATACACGCTTCTGGATGGAGGACAGGTAAGCAATGTTTATCTTAGCCCGCTGTGATAATTCATTTAGGGATAGACCGTGATACTGAATGAATATTTCCAGGGCTTCAGCTATGCGTAATTTGATTTCGTTATTCATGTCTTATTGATTTAAGTATTTGGAATAATCGACTTTGCTTTCTAGGTATTCCATGTGTTGTTGCTCGATGGATTTAATTTGCAGTTCAGTAGACTTTTTTTCCTGCTGCTGAAGTCTCTTTTGGGCGCTGGTTGCGATACGATTTGCGTTCTTTCTATCCTTATGCTGTCCGGCTGAATCTACTATCATCAACTTGGTAAGCGTCTCATTTAATGAGGGTGTTTCATTAAACATGTTTTCAACCACCCGGTTATCATTTGCCATGTTTTCAATAATACCGGCTTTCATTTTTTTGTTGAAGGATGTAATACGTTGTAATTCTTCTGCGTCGCCTTCCTCCCGATCGGCCAACGCCATCGGCTGTATGTACTTTTCATCTAACAGGTAACGTAGCGTTCCGTCCGCATTATGAACAAGCACACGTTTATGATCAGCGGGATCATATTTTACGATCCAGTCTATGTGCGTATAGTTGCGGAAAGTTTCATCAAAGGTGTCGTAGGTGTGGCTTACACCGTCCACGGTCTTTATTAGACCTGCTGGCGTGAATTTGCTGGTACGCTCAGTGCTTTCACACAGGTGATATAAGTATTGTTCATCGGTTAGCAGGTGTTTTCTATCTGCTGGGGTATTGTTCCAGCCCTGCATATACTGCACGTGTTTTTTCTGGCGCTCTATGGCTATTACCCGTCTGATATCATTCAAACAGGTCTGCCTGTCCGGGAAACTGTGGCGAATTTTATTTAAATACTCTTCATTCGGTTGGCTTTTCTTCGCCGCATCTACGTTGTGTCCTGACCAGTTGGGGAAAAGCTGGAAGTAGGTTTCATTAAGATGGTCAAAGTGTTTCTCTATCACCTTGCCTTTTGCATTCTTTACACGCGTAGGCGTGTATGTTTTTGTCGCTCCGCTAAAAAAGGGTTGCAGGTTTTTTATTTGGTAGCGGTCACTTTGCAGTTGATCGGGCTTATACCTGCTCCCAAATAAATCAATCGTGTGATTAATGGCATTACGTACCGCTTCACGGATCAAATCAGGCTTTTCATAGTCACCGATGGCGTAGCCAATGGGATACTTATTATAGGCATCCATCACCAACACCAGCGTAAGGCGGTTGTGATAGGTGGTAACACTTTTACCGTTCTTGTCTACCTCTGTTTTTTGGTAGAGTAATTCCACATCCCAACCGTCCAGCGTCCAAAACAACATAGGTGCAGACGGCCCTTTACGTTTTACCTGCATCGCTTTGGTGTTGTCGAATGCAGTGCTACCCCTACGACCTGCAAATGTGTCTAAATCCCATTCTGTGCGACGTTCTGCAACCAAATATCGCGTGATACACTTCCAGCCTTTAGGCTGTGCAACTATATTATATAGGTCTGCTACCTGCTGGCTATTGAGATTCCTGTGATCCGTCAATAATACACGTAAAAGGCTTTCCTGCTCATTCTCAATGGTAACAGCGCGGTTTTCATTACAAAACTTTTTGCTCACCAGGGAGATATAACCCTCTTTCTTATAATCCGTCAGTTTTTGCCGTAAACGCCGGTCGCTGGCAGGAAGTACGTAGCCGTATTCTCCCTGCAATGCCCTCGCTGTTGGAATGATTGTAGCCAGTAAGTTAGCGGTACTGCCTCCTCGCGTGTTGCGTATCGCCTTACGCATAGTCAATACACGGTTGATTGTGTTCAGGGCGCAAGCAGTCGCGGTATACTCGTTGATCTTATCTTCCGGTAGACGCTTTCCATTTGGCAGGCGGTAGGAATCAAAAAAGTTAAAAGCAGCCCCGTCGTATATCCATGCACTTTTAAACGGAGAGGCAACAGCCCCGGCATATGGATCACCATATTTTTCACAGACCGCTTTTTTAAGACGCTCAGGAAGGCTGTTGTAACTTATTAGCGCAGGGGTGCCATAACATCCGCGTCTAACTATTTCAATTTTTTGTCGCCTAACCAGACTGTCATAGTTGTCCGCGGAGATTATTCCGCCAACCAATTCCGAGTGATTAAGACATAATATGTTATTAAAATAGTCCATAGTGATCAAAAGGTTTATTGAGCCGCAGCAACAAGTCTTTGGTATCTCTCTTCGTAACGTTTCTTTACTTCATTCGCGAATGCTGGCTTATAAGCATCGTTTAGGATCATTCTTATATAAGATTCAGATTTGTCAAATTCTTTCGCTAAACATTTAATAACCTGCGCTTTACAGAAGTCATATTTTATTTTTCTACCTTTATTCATGGAAGACGTTTTTGTATGTTTTACAAATGCAAGTTTATGCGCATTTGCGTATAAAAACAAATATTTTAGCGAAAAAATTCGCAATTGAGAATATAATTTGCGCTAATGACTGTAAATCAAAGAGTTAAAAAAATCATAGACGACCTCTATTCTGGAAACAAACGAGCCTTTGCAACTGCGATCGGTGTTGCCCCAACTGTAATTGAGAATATTGTAGGTACTAGAAAAGGGAACCCGTCATTTGATGTATGCCAGAAAATAATATCCGCAAATGCGAATATTAGTACGGATTGGCTAATAACTGGAATTGGTGAAATGTTAAAAGGTGAGCTTATTAAAGCACCTGAAGGCCGTTTTAAGAGACATATACGGGCAGACCGTGAAGAAAGAATAGCATTTTATGAAACCGATTTTGAGGCGGGAAAAGGGGTAGCCTTCTATGACGATATTAGGCACTCTGAACCAGCATACTATATGGATGTCCCAGATTTTGCCGGATGCACTGCGTTTAGGACTTATGGTAAGAGCATGCAGCCTCAAATCGAACCAGGAGCAATATTGTTTGGTACAAAGGAGGAAGATTGGCAAGAATATTTAGAATATGGACAGATTTACGGAATAGTACTTTCGGATAGTAAAAGGTTGTTAAAGCAAATTAAGAAGAGTAAAAAAAGTGATGAATACTTCTTACTTATTAGTGCAAATCCGGAGTTTGACGAATTTGAGATACCTAAATCAAAAGTTAAAAATCTGTGGCTTATTCATGGTTGGCTCAATAAAAACACATAAAAAGCATCAAAATAGTCAGGTCACAAATCCCAAAAGCCAAGTATATGAATGTTTTTTTTTGAAAAACGCAACCCAAAACAACACTATGTCTTGATTATCAAATAGATAATAGAATTATATTTTGTATGGAAAGTGGCAGTTTCCCCCCTCGAATCGCACTATATAGGGCATTTTTCCCTGTTTTCAGGGCATTTCCCCCTCTCGAATCTGTATCTTTTCTTTAGGTTTTGACAGTCCAACTGACAGTCCAACTGACAGTCCAACTCTAAAATTTTTTAAAATGATCGTATACGGGAGTTTTTTTAAAATAGTAAAAATGGACGTTTCGTATTTAAAAAATCAGATCATTGTTAATTAGTTATCAATAACTTAAAGTTTTAGCAGTTTAATTGACCTTCTGCTTTTAAATATGTTTGGTTTAGTATTTAAAATTGACCTAAAATTGATGCTAATGGACGTTTTGTATTTAAACGAAGAATACGCTAAAATCGCCTGAAATTCAGTATGGTCGTGCGTTTGCCGCACTTTTCTCTATTGTTTTATTTTGGACATTTCGTTTTCTCCCCCATAATCGGTGTGCCGGAGGACGGGCAGTTGTTACAGACGGTATTCATCGGCGGGGTGAACCTGGTCTTCACTTTGCTGGCGATGTTGCTGGTAGATAAGCTGGGGCGTAAGCCACTGATGCTGATTGGCGCAGGGGGGCTGACGTTGCTGTACCTGTTGGTAGTGCGTATGCTGGCGGAGGATTCTGCGAGTGTATCATGGTTCCTGCTGGCCGCTATTGGTTTGTATGCTATGTCGCTGGCACCGGTGACCTGGGTATTGATATCGGAGATCTTCCCGACGAAGGTGCGCAGTGCTGCTACTTCTATTGCTGTTATCAGCTTATGGGCGGCCTATTTTGTATTGGTATTTACTTTCCCTATACTTTTTGCTCATCTGAAAGACAGTACATTTTATATCTATGCTGTGATATGCCTGCTGGGAATGCTGTTTGTATGGTGGAAAGTGAAAGAGACGAAAGGCAGGACATTGGAAGAGCTAGAAGAAGCAATTGTGAGACACTGA